ATGATTTAGAAAATAGATTGTCGAATCAATTTAAGTTCAAAGAGTTTAATGAATTTAAAGATGAATTTAGCAATTTAGTATTTGAATTTAACCAGTTAGATCTCAAACTTAAATTAATTCAGGTGCATTAAAAAAGCGTACGAATTGGCAAAATTTAACGCTTTGAATGGAGGAAACAAAATGAGTAGAAAAAGATATAGAAACAGAAAAAACTTTACAATATTTTTAGCAAATGGAAAAACATTACATTTTACTAACGTTCAAAAAATAGAAGATCGTAGAGATGATGATAACAACCCTTATTGTGTAGTTCATTATTTCGGAAAAAGTACAAATAAAAAAAGAACTGCTTATTTCCAACTGACAAATGACAATGTAATTGGATATGCAGTAGATAAATAGTGATTTTTGAAAGGAGTTTTAGTTATGTACAAATCAAGACCAATCACAGTAGTTATCCATGAAAATATTAACTACATTTTAACTAGAGAGAAATTAACCAAAGAATCATTGTATAAAGAAGTTGGTCATCAGAAAATTATTTACAATTCAGAAGCAAATACATCTATCCAGAAGTTGGAAGAGATAGCTAAATTTCTAGGTACAAATTTACCAGACTTAGTGACTGATTGGAAAGATGGATCTTATCCAGATGAACACGAAGAGTATGACCGTGGATATAGTGACGGTAGAAAAGACATGTTAAAAGAAATTATTGAAAAGGAGGCTAAATAGTGAAGTTATATTTGGTTGAGTATACAGTCGGTAGTGTCGTAAAAAACATGATTGTACGAGCTAAAGACCACAACGCAGCTGAAACACAGGTTAAAGTTTCTGTAATAGCTAACATTCATGATGACAATTTTTAATAAAAAACACGCTCCCTAAACTAAGGAACGTGCCAATCTAACATGAATATATTATATCATAGGGAGCGTGTAGAGCTGTGGAGAATATAGAATTATTACCAGACTTTAACATTGATGAAGTGAAAACGGCAAATAGAGTTGAGAAATTTTTATTAAAGGCAATACCACTTTTTGAGGCTCAATCACAGCTTGAACAACTTCAAAGCCCTAGCCTTAGTGGAATGCCTGGTGGTGGAAGTATGGGAAATGGTACTGAAGAAAAGATACTACAAAAAATGGGAGCTAACGATAAACTCTATCTCATAAATCGTGCAATTGATTATTGTCCATATAACAAGAACTACATTTTACAAGAGCTGTATTTGGAAGGAAAGCCTGAGTATATCTTACGTAAAGAATTACATTACAGCAGAAGTAGATTTTGGAAGTTAAAACAAGAAGCATTAATATGGTTTGCTGAGATATTTGCTCCATATTATGATTTACGAGTGAAAAAGTAAAAATTCGCAAGACATTCACGAAAAAATGACAGGACACCGTGTTAAAAAATAGATGCTATAATTATATTGTGAGTAAAACCGATTAATACCTATTATTGAAAATATTTTAAGTCAGTCTATCCAGGCTGGCTTTTTATTTTGGAGAAAATTATGAAAGATAGTATAGATTTCGGAAAGGTACAGACTTATGAAGAACTGAAAATGTTACGTGAGTTAGAAAAGCATTATAAGAAACATCCAGTAAAACATAAGCGTAAGTACAGTAGAGATGTTAGCAAGATTAAATTAAAAGGTGGTGGGTGATATGGTGTGAAGAAAAGTGAAGAAAAAGGACCTTTTTTTGAATTGACTAAAAGGCAGAGAAAAGCCGTTGTTATGCTATATGAAGGTGCTTATACCAATAAAGAAATTGCAGAAACACTTCACTGCTCAGAGAGCTTAATTTATAAGTGGAAACGTGAAAATAAATTATTCCAACAAGCTAGAAAGCAATATGAAACTATGATTATTGAAGATAAGTATGTTTCGGAAGCAATGCAATCTATTTATGCTTTAGTTAAAACAGCTAAATCTGAAATGGTTAGATTACAAGCTGCTATTTCTATTTTGAAGTTGGCTGGTAGGTTAACTGATAGTAGCACACCAGAGCTAGATAAAGCTAAGATACGTAAGGCAAATGCAGAAGCAGATATTGCACGTTGGAGAGCTGATGAACTCACTGGCAAAAACAAGGCAGACGATTCTACTGTTTTAGTTGATGATATAGGAGATGCAGAAGATGAGTAAGGTTATTAGAATGACTGATATGGTTAATCAACACTTCTACAAATTGTGGACTACTAAGAAATCATATATCATTGCTAAAGGTGGGCGTGGTTCGTTTAAATCATCTGTTATTAGTTTGAAGTTGGTTACATCAGTTAAGAAGTGGACACAGTTGCACAAGAAAGTAAATGTTGTGTGTATTCTGGCCAACAAATCAGATTTACATGATACAGTTTACAGTCAAATTATGTGGGCTTTAGATATGCTTAATTTAAGTGATGAGTACAATTACTACAAGTCACCATTGAGAATTACACATAAGCTAACTGGCAGTACGTTTTATTTCTATGGTGCTGATAATCCACATAAGCTTAAATCTAACAAGGTAGATAATATTATTGCTGTTTGGTTTGAAGAAGCAGCAAACATGAAAGGTGTAGATGTGTTTGATCAGTCTATACCTTCTTTTATTAGACAAAAACCAGATTACGTTGATGATGTAAAAGTTTATTTCTCATACAATCCACCACGTAATCCTTATGAGTGGATTAATGACTGGGTAACTGCTAGAGAAGAAGATCCAGAATATTTTGTTGATACGAGTACTTACTTAGATGATGAATTAGGATTCACAACAGAGCAGCAATTAAAGCTAATTGAAAGTTATAAGCAGAATGATTATGACTATTACCGTTGGTTGTATCTAGGTGAAGTTATTGGACTTGGTACTAATATCTACAATATGGATAATTTCAAAGCATTAAAAGAGTTGCCAAGTGATGATTACATTACAAATTGGTTCTGTGCTATTGACTCTGGTCATGAAGTATCTGCTACTACATTTGGTGCTTATGGATTGACTAGAAAAGGTAATGTAATTTTATTAGATACTTATTATTACAGCCCGCAAGGCAAGGCTCATAAAAAGCCACCTAGTGAGTTATCTAAGGACTTGTATTCATTCATCAATAAGTTGGCCAAACAATTCAAAAAGCCGGCAACTAAATTAACAATAGATTCTGCTGAAGGTGCTTTAGATAATCAGTTCTACAATGATTACGGAGTACATCTTCATAAGGTAGCAAAATTAAAAAAAGTAGACATGATAGACCGTGTGCAAAATATAGTTGCTCAGGGTCGTTTTTATTATCTAGATACTGAGTCAAATAAAATCTTTATCGAAGAACACAGGAATTACAGATGGGATGAAAAAACTTTAAATAGTGATGATCCTAAAGTTATCAAAGAAGAAGACCATACATGCGACCAATTTCAGTACTTTGTGCGAGATAATGAACGCTTGCTAGGTCTGAAATATTAAGGTGGTGGAGTGATGTCATTAATTCAACAAATAAAAGATTGGTTTAGGAAAGGAGGTGCAAAGTTAGGAATGGTAAAGAGTTTAACTAACATTACTGATGATGATAGAGTTTCAATTGATCCAATGGAATATGAACGGATAAAGTTAGCCAAGTTATATTACAAAGATGATTTACCAAAAGTTAAGTATCGTAATTCATACGGTGAATACAGACAACGCCCATTGAGTTCTTTAAACGTGACTAAGTTAGCATCTAAGAAATTAGCATCAATTATCTTTAATGAACAATGTTCCTTGTCTTTGGAAGATGAAACAACAAACGAGTTCATCAATGAAGTGGTTCAAGATAATAAATTCAATATGAGATTTGAACAACGCTTAGAAACTGCTATTGCTTTAGGCGGTTTAGCTGCAAGACCTTATGTTGATGATAATGATGTTATTAGAATAGCTTGGGCTAACGCAGACCAATTCTATCCATTACGTAATAACACTGATGATATCTCTGAATGTGCTTTTGCAAGTCGAACAGTTAGAACTGAGAATGATAGAAATGTTTATTATACGTTGCTTGAATTTCATGAGTGGGATGATGCTAAAACTTATCATATAACAAATGAGCTATACCGTTCTTATCAATCAGATGTAATTGGAGAACAAGTAGCACTTGAAACTCTATATCCTAATTTAGCACCAGAATTAACCTTTACTGATGTTATTACTAAACCATTATTTGCATATTTTAGAACACCAGGAGCTAATAATAAGAATTTAGATAGTCCACTTGGTGTTGGTATTGTAGATAATTCTAGGAATGTAATAGATGCTATCAATCGAACTCATGATATGTTTGTTCATGAAGTTAGAATGGGTAAACGTAGAATTGCAGTTCCTGCTGAAATGTTGAAACCTACTGGCAATTTGTATGGAGATGAAGTAGATGAGGCTCATCCAGTTCTATTTGATAAAGACGAAGATGTTTACCAAGGTATGTATGGAGATACAGATAAGCTGAGTGTAACTGACTTAACTTCTGATATTCGTTCAAGCCAATTCAAAGAGTCGATTGATTACTTCTTACGTGAGTTTGAGCAACAGATTGGTTTTAGTTCTGGTACATTCTCTTATGATGGTCAAGGAGTTAAAACAGCTACTGAAGTTGTTTCTGAGAACTCCACAACTTATCAGACACGTTCCAGTTATCTTACTCAAGTAGAATTGTTTTTAAATCAACTAGTTGATGCAATTCTTGAAGTAGCTAGTGTAGGTCAGTTCTTTTCTGATGGTAAACCTAGATGGACTGGCAGTGTAGCAGATGTTAAGTTGTCTATACATTTTGATGACGGTGTATTTATTGATAAAGATAAACAACGAGCTGATGAGATGCAGTTAGTTGCTGCTGGAATTATGCCAAAGCTTGAGTATTTAAAACGCAACTTTGGTTTGAGTGAAGAAGATGCTCAAAAATGGTTAGCTCAAGTTACTAATGAACAACCAGACTTTTCTCAAGGTTCATTTCAAGAGCCAATAGATGGAGATAGCAACGAGGTGTAGTCTATGGATTCAAAACAGAAACTAGACCAAGACACAAATAATATTGCTAATCTATATTCTAATTTAGAAGATAAGATATTTTCTGAAATTATCAAAGTGTTACAACGTGGGCACTATGAAGATGTAACACAAGATAATGTTGTTCAGTGGCAAGCACAGCAATTGTCACAAATGGGAGCATTAACTAAAAGAGTAATTGATTTAATGGCAGACTTTGACGGTATCTCACCTAGTGAAATTGAAACTATCTTAAAACAAGATGGATATGAGATATTAGATGAAGTTAGTCAAGAATTGAAGTACAGTGGCCAAGTTAGCCAGCCAATCAGTAATGAGAGTTTTAACATGCTTGATTCAATGGTTAGACAAACTACAGATACTCTAAACAATACGATTAATCAAACTTTGCTTAGTCGTAATTATGGTGTTAATCCTGTTATGCGAACATACCAGGAAATTTTAAAACGCTCAACAATTGAAACTGTAACTGGACTTAAAACCCATGATCGAGCAGTCAAAGATGCTATTTACCAACAATTAGATAAAGGTATCGAAGTTATGAGAGATAAGTCTGGACGTGCATGGTCTCTTGAAGGTTATACACGTATGATACTTACGACAACATCTAATAGGACTTACAATGATTTACGAACTAAGCGAATGCAAGAGTTTGGCCAAGTGTTATGTTTAATGTCTAGCCACCCTAACAGTCGTGAAGCGTGTGCTTATATTCAAGGCAAAGTAGTCAATATAGTTCCAACTGATGATCCTAATTACAATGACAAGTACGATTCAATCTATAATCATGGTTACGGTGAACCTGCTGGAACATTAGGAATTAATTGCAGACACAAATTATTTCCATTTACTCCAGGCGTCAACGTGAATAACATGACCCAGTATGATCCTAAAAAAGCAATTAGAAATGGTAATTTACGTCAAAAACAACGATACTATGAACGCTCAATCAGAGATGCTAAGAAACGCTTGAAAATTGCTGAAGAATTAAAAGACGAGCAGATGATAACTCGTACCAAAACACTAATTTCAGCACGTCAAAAGAAGTTAAGAGAGTACATCAAAGAAACTAATAAGATGTACGGTAGCAAGCGTGATATTTTGACTAGAGATTATGACAGGGAACAGATTCAAAGTGCAGATGTTGTAAAAGAAAAACAAAAAATAAAAGATTATCATGCTAAGGAATTAGAGAAATTAAAAGAAAAGTATGGTTATCATGGATTTCCAAAAACTGTAGAAGAATATCAATCGTTGCTATATAATAAAGACACAGGGCAAGCAATGCATGCTTACATTAAAGCAAGAAAAGAGCGTAGCATTGAGCCAGTGGTAGATTACAGGTATTACATTGATACTGTCAATGAATATATGCGGTTAACAAAAAATATGAAGACAAAACAGGGAACAAAGTTGAACGGGCTATCAGATCATTCAATTGGTAGAATACCTGGTGCTCGTCATGATTATTCTCATCTTGATAAAAAAGGGAATCCTACTCTCCGAATTGGTATTTCTGTAAAAAATGTGATTAATGTTATTAAAAACGGTGAGTTAACAGAAGATAATTCTAAAGCAGAAGGATATTCTTTAGATGGGTGGAAGGTTGTTATCAGCAAGCAAAAGAAAACCTATGGAAAAGTAGTTACTATTAAACCTCAGAAGCAAAAAAAGAAAAAACGAAAGAAGCGTGATTAAAAATGAAAGATATTGGTTATCTTTATTTTAGTAAAACTGATTACGATTTTATAAAGTTACATTTTCCTGATATTTTTGCTATCTGTGAACAATATGTATCTAGTCGTGAACCTGATATTGAATTAACAGTGACAGATTCACAAACAGATATGATTGATAATAAAGTTTTAATGGCTATTGGGAGTAGTGCCACCGCTCCCCAAGGAAACCCGTCACCAGAGGCTATTGAACTTGAAGCAATTTGGGATAGAGCATAAGGATGTGGATAGCATGGATGATAAAATTCCAGTACATGTAATGGGTGTAGATTATTCTGCAAATGCAAAAGATTCTAAAATGCATGTAACACTTGATATAGATATTTTTGAAAAACCACGATTTGATAATATGAAATTAGTGGAAAAATTAGCACGTAAAGTAAACGAGATAAAATTATAATATTTCGACCTGAGTAAGTCGTTAAACTGCTTTTTTTGTATGCAATCAATCAGCGTGGAGCGTTCCACGTAAAATAAAAACGATAGGAGAGATTGACATGAAACGTGAAGATTTGAAGAATTTA